GCTTTCAGCTCGGCTTGCGAGTAGTTGCCGGCCATCCGCAGGTCTTTCATCACCGCCGCGACGATGGGCTTGCCCCGGCTCTGCTCGCTGCGCTCTTTGTCGTAGAGGTGGATCACCCGCCGTCTGCCCCACGGCGTGAAAGCGGGAATGCGCTCGAAGTCATCAAAGCCCGAGCCGAGATCGCCGGGGTGGGTTTTGCGGACGTGATACGCGACCGGCGCGCCGTAGCGGTCGATCTCGACGCCCTTGCGGATATCGGAACGGCTAGCGAGAAGCGGCGGCGTGTCGAGCCGGTCGGCTTCGATCATCTGGAGCCGGGTGGACCACAAACTATCGGGACGCGGCTCCCAGGTCGCCACGGCGAGGGCGTCGCCGTTCATCAGCGCGCCGGTCAGCGCCTGATGGGTGAGCCCGAGCAGCGTTTGGGTTCTGGCGGCGTCGCATTCAGTGGAATCCGACCACGTTTGAAACCACGCCTCGACGCCGTTTCCCCATTCATCCGCCCATTCTTTGTCGCGGCCGAGCATCCGATAAGCGGGCTGGGCGGACAGGCGCAGGATGTGACCGACGATGTTGTCGCGGTAGGTTTGATAGGCGCTGGCGGTCAGCGCCTCGTTGCGGCCGAGGTCGCGGCCTCGGCCCCACATCGTGGGCAGCTCGTCCAGCAAATCGGCATCGGCGGAGCCAAGCGGCGGATTCCAGCCGGCGAAGGCGCGCGAGGTCCGGTCGGCGGCGTCGTGGGCGGGCTGGCCGAAGACCGTCAGCGCGAAACGCTGGCCGTCCGGGGCCAGGATGCGGGGGCGCGGGACGGGGGCTAGTGGACCCATGGGAATATCGGCCGGGCCAGGCGTGACGCGGGAACAACGCCATCGGGGGACGCCTGCGCCGCCGCCAAGGCGGCGCGCAACGCGGCGAGTGTTTTGGCGATTTGCCCGGAGTTGAGCGCGGCGTTTGAGAAGGCGATGGACATGTCGCCCAAGGCCACGCGCTGGACGAGCTTGCCCTGCGATACCGCCTGCAAGGCGGCTTTCGCCTCATCGATCAGCGGTTGCAGTTCGGCGATGGTATAGCCGACGTATAGGGAGTAATCGCACGACATGCCCCCGTAATACAGGAGCGGCGGCGCGCGTTACATGCGAAAATTTCTTACGAAAATTCTTACGAAAATTTCTTAGATTGATTCGCCGATGATTTCCACCGTCCGCCGGGTCACGCCGTGGCGCTTGGCGATTTCGTTCGGCGCGAGGCCGGCGGCGGCATCGGCGCGGATGGCGCTGGCCCGGCGCTGGTTGTCGGTGCGGGGCCAGTAGAGCGTTTGGCCGCCGATCCGCCAGCACAGGCGGGCGACGATGGCGTCCGCCAGCGCTTGGCCTTGCAGGCCGGCATCGATGGCGATGGCGATTTCGCCTCGCACGTCTTCGAGCAATGCGCTCACGGCAGGCCCTCGGGCAGGTTGGCATTGAGTTTCAACAGGCTATCCCATCGCTTTTTGGCCGGCGCGGCCGGCGCGGCCGGATCGTATCCGTCCAGCGCGACCGCCGAGCGCTCGGGATCGGCCCACGCGGGCGGTTTCGCCCAGTTCAGCGTCTCGCCGCCCAGCTTGAGAAACGCGGCGGCGTTGTAGGCCATCAGGTCGGCGGCTTCGTTGCGCCGTTTCGCCGGGTTCTCCCAGCCCTTGGCGGTCCTGACCTCTGCCGATAGCTCATCGAAAAACCAGGAACCCAGCCAATCCGGGAAATGGATGTAGCCTGGTCCTGGGGTTTCGCGCTCCAGATCGCCGGCCAAGGCATCTTTGAGGATCGTGGTGTTGAGTATCCAAACCGGAATTTCGCCACGCGCGTCGGCCTTTCGGTCGCTTCGGTTGCCCGAATCGGGGTAGCTTTTGTGCAGGCGCGGAGCGGATAGGCTGTTTCCGCCCTTGATCGGCATCGCTTTGTCGCCCAGCCCTTGCTTGCGCAGCGTCCGGTAGTAGGCGTAGGCGCGGGCGGTCACGCCGTCCAGGCCGGCGGTATCGTAGGCGGTTAACACCGGGAGCAGGCCGCGCGCGGGGTTCCATTCAAGGGGATAGGGCTTGCGGATCACGTCCGTCGTGATCGCGGACCAGTCTTCCAACCGCGAGGCGGGCGCGATGGGGGCGCTCTCGCCTTCGATTGGGGAGTGCTTGATATTGAAGCGGTCGATTACCCAGCGTTCGCCGCCGACGCCCCACCCAACCACCTGCACCACGAACCGGTTTTTCTGAACGTCCACAGCGGCGGTCAGGAATAAAACGCCGGCCGGAACCGTCCGCTTGCCAAGCGGCTCCGCGCGGGTTTCTAAGGTGCGGGCATCGCGGGCCGCACCCAGTTTTTTCGGCTTGTACGCGGTGCCGAAATCGCCGGTCGTGACGCTCTTAAGCGATTCTTCCGAGCCGGTTTGCTCGTAATCGCGTTCGGCGGCCCGGTATTTTCGCCAGAGCGACTCCCACGATTGATAGGCGGCGGCTGGACCGGTGAGCCAGTAAGACGCCACCTTTGTTTTTGGAAGCTCGCCCCCGATAGTGCCGTCTCGGTCGATGGTCTGCCCGGCGGCGACCCAGCGCCCGTTCCGGTTCATGCCCTGTTTTTTGGATGGCGGTATTGCAAAGCCGCACGCCTCGCAAACCAATCGGACCTCGTTGCCCACTAGCGCGAAGGCATCAATGGACGGCGCGGCGGTGAAATATTCGCGACATTCTGGACAGGGCCAATACCACCGCTTGCGAGTGCCCCGCGCGTAAATCGAGAAAATGCCTTTGCACGGGGGCGCGTCGTGGGTGTTGGACGGTTGCCATTGCGGATCATTAACCGGCCAACCGGGCGATGATTCGACGCAGACCCGCCCGCTGCTCATCATTGTCTCGATGCGCTTTAAGCCCAGCGAGTAGGCGTCGCCCTCGCCGTCGATGCTCTCCTGGTAACGGTCGTAATCGGTAAAGGCGACATAGCGCAGGGTATCGCCGGAAAGCTGGTTGATCGATGGCCATGCCAGTTTGAGCAGCATCCCGTTTCGGTATTGCTTGTCGAATACGTTGTCATCGCTGGCGTAAGGCGATAGGCGGGCGGCTAGCTCCGGGCTGTGGCGGTGCGAGCGGGACAGCTCGTCTTTCGAAAATTTGCGGGCGGTGTTCTCGGCCATGTGCACGATCAGGAAATCGCCGGGATCGCAGGTGACGAAATATGTCATGCCGCCGACAAGTAGAGCGAAAGTTTTTCCAGTGCGCGCCGGGCCGATGAAGGCGATGGTATCGATGGAACGATTGGCCCACTGATCGAGCGGCTCGATCATGTACGGCGTGCGCTCGCAGTTCCATGGCCCAGATTCAGCGCCGGGCCGTTCTAGGCGCAAGTAACGTCCGGCGGCTTCCGATGGTCGCATTCGCCGAGGCGGGCGCAGGATCTCCGCCGCGCCGGTCAAGATGTCATTAAGCCTCTGGTCGAGCATCCAGCCCTCCGATGGCAGCGGCGTGCAAGGCATCGCGAGCGGCGTCCATCGCGGCATGAAGCCGCGCGGTCTCCTCTGCGGATAATCCGTAATCCCGCTCCAGGGCGGCGGGCAAGGTTTCGAGCGTCTGAGCCAGCGATTTCAGCAGCTGAGAAATCGCGGATTCCACTTCGATCAGCGGGATCATGGCACGCTGTTCGGCCGCGAGTTTCAGCCGCTCCCGCTCGGCACGGAAGTGATCGAGACGATCTTTCGGATGTTTTGGCAAGGCGTCGGGAGCATCATCAATCCCGAAGACTCGCCTGAAAATCGCGGGCATCCCATCTCGGACATGCCAGGCCGAGCGGCTGCTGAGCTGTTGTGCCGGCGCGTCCGTCAGCGCCTCTCGAACGAGTTTCGGGTCGAGGCGCAACACGTCGCTGAAGCGGCTGGCACTCCAGAGATAGCGGTCGATTGGCTCAATTCGCGATTCTTCCTTCATTATTTTTTCTAAGCGCTTTCAAAAAATGCCTTTTTCCGGGGTAACGTCCGGCGGCTTCC